AAATTTCACGCGGTCTTCTGCAAGAGCTTGTTTCTCATTGGCGAACTCATTAAGTTCGGCAGTAAGACTTTCAGTAACCATTTTGTCTAGAGCTTCAACCATTACTTGTTTGTCATGAGTGTAGCGTGTCGCAAATTCTTCGCGCAATTCTGCACGAACTTGTTCACGAGCCTCATTAATTTGTGATTCCCAAGCTTCAGTAATAGCTGCTTGAGTATCTTCGTTAATGATGCCACTATCTAACAATGGCTTGATAGCTGTTAACATACTGATCTCCTATTTTAATTTTAAATCTTTAATCAAGCGAGTAACCTGCTCTTTTAAATATTTTTGTACCTTTTGATCTGCGCTGGCTTCTTTTGCCATTTCGAATACCTTGTGTCCACCACGCATATTCAACAGTCCTTCGTAAATCGCTGTTGGGTATGCATTAGGAGCACTAGGTTGCGCAACTACATCTACTGTGACTATTTCAAAGTCACTCACTTGACCGTTACTTTCGCTAACGTTGCCGCTACCTCTAGAACTAACACCAAGTTTAACTCCACTTTCCAACATTGTTTCTACTAACTTACCCATTGGAGTAGGGAGAACCTTTAATTTACCAAAGCCGTTAGGACCATCCATCCACATATCTGTAATCATGTGACTTACACGGTCTAGATTAATTTTCAAATCATCTGGGTGATCTACTTCGCCTAAAACGCTGTAGCCACCCTTGATTTGTTCATTAATGTTTGTTACGGCATTGCTAATTTCATTTACTGGATACACTCGTTCGTTGTGGTTCTTTACGCCACCTTGAATGAATATGCCTTTCATATAAAGATTCTTACCTTTACCGTCATGACTATCTTCTGTTAGAATTTCCATTCTAGCATTGTCAAAGGTTAAGTTTTCTTTTAAGTATGAAGCCATCGTAGTATCCTAAATTATTTTGCTACTGGACTATTTGTACTTGTTGGTGCTTGTGCAGCAGGTGCTTTTTCTTTCTTAGCAAATGCATTACCAGCTTTACCACCAGGAACATTAATATTACCCATGTTATTTACTGTTGGTTTTTTAACTGTACCACCGTTCTCTGTACCACCGCGTACGATGTTAGCAGATGAACCGCCCATATCATTTTTCTTAGCTACTGTAGATTGTTTGTTGTCAGCACCTTCAGTATTTGATGGAGCAGCTACTTTTTCTACATATTCACGAACGATAGATTCTTCAACTTCTTCTTCTTCGTCTTCTTCTGTGTCACATTCTTCAGCTTCCATGAATTCAGCTGGCGCTTCTTCTTCGCCGCCAAACATATCAGCATGCTCTGGTTCGTTTTCTTCGCCAGCCATTAAAGCATCAAATTCAGCTTTAAGTTCGTCTAATGCTGACTCTAAATCATCAACACGTGTTTCAACGTCGCCGTGCTCTTCTTCATGTGAATCTAAATCACCTGAGTTGTCGAAATCGTTTTCTATTTCGCTGTCATCGCTGTCCATTTCAAATTCGCCAGCGCCTTCTTCATCTTCTTCGCTGATACCTTGTTCATCGATAGTAACTTCATCCATGTAACCTTGTACTTTGTTTCCGCCTACTTCGTCTAAATCTGTTTCGTCGATTAGGCTTTCATAAATGTCACGTGATTTCTCAACAACGATGTTGTGGAATAATTCGCGAGCCTTATCAGTTTCATCATTAATGATGTGTTCTATTAACTGTTCATACTTGTTCATAAAGAACTCCTTAAATTGTGTCTGTCTAGGTGAGATTTACGTTACGTAATATCTCTGTAATATTATTTACTGGTTTATTGAAAAATTGAAGTTAAATGCGTGTTTTTTGATTGATTCTTGTTGATAACTACCCCAGTGGAGCAACTTCCGCCGGTTTGTATTGTGATCTTACTCGTTCTAAATCTTGCTCTTTTTCTAATCTACGTACATCATTCATAATACGTAAACGATGCAACTGTGTTAATGTTAATTTAGTTTTACGCAGATCAGACAACTTTAAAGGAGTGTTATCCTCTTTTTCAGTCTGGTGCTGTTGCACTAATTCAGAATTAAATATTTCAAGTAGATTCATAATATTATTTACCTAAAATATTATAAACCTGGAGGTGCTGTAGGTGTTACTGGTACTGCTGGCTGATTTCCTGTTGCAGGTAATGCACCTGGTTCTACTCCTGGAGCTGGTTCTGCAGTTAAATCAGGCATTTCTAAATTACTCATGTCACTTTCAATTCCAGCTGGTGTAACATCAACTGCACGTAATCCAGCATCAGTATCAGCCACACCAGGAGTTTCGTTATGCTCTTCATCCCATAAATCACTGTTACGTTGCATTTCTTCTTCGCTCAGATCTAAATAACGCTCTAATAGGAAACGTTTACTTAGATAAGGTGTTTGCTCCAATGATGTAAATGCCTGTATACGTGCCGCATCTACTTCTGCTTGGCGATATTTGGCAAAGTTTTGTGGTTCATTAAAGCGCAATTCAAATAGCTGACCATCAATGTTAATGCCTCTCCAACGCATGAACATTTTAAACTCGTTGTCTAGTTTTTCAACTATCATAGTTTGTAAACGCATACAATATTGATTAAAACGCCATTCTTGGATTAGTGCTGTAGTCGACTTACCGTCGTTAAATGTAGATGAACTGTCATCACTGCCCGTGGGCAAATAGCTGCTAGGAATACGCAAGCCACGGAACATTTTGTTAGTGAAGAAACGTAAGTCTGTAATTTCACCTAAGTTACTACCGCCTGGTAATGGCTCAACGCTTGATCCACGACCTTCTGCGGTTACTGGAAAGAAAAAGTCTTCATTTGTGCTTAATGGATTGTAAGTAGCATCCATCATATTTTGTCCGCCACCTGTTTGTGTAGGTATACGACGTTGATGTACTTCATTTTTAATACGATCCACAAAGGCCATGGCCATGTGTGTGGGCATATTACCTACGTCAATTTTAAATACACGACGTTCCGGTGCACGTTGTACACGATAGATAATAATAGCGTCTTCTAACAGTTCTTTTTGTTTAAAGATTTTAAATATGCTTTCAAGAATACTAGTACCAAAAGGCCAGTTTACATCTAAGCCCTCTGTTAGACTAATATGCACTACATGTTCTGCATCTAGCACTGCTTCGTTTTGCGCATGACTAAAGCGTGAACCGCCACTATACGGAACATTTGGTTGTACGTATGAACCGGAACCACCGCTACCACCTTGTTGCGGGTGATTTGTGTAGGTATCGCTCGAGCTTAATGCTGTCGCAGTTAAGTTTTGAAAGTTAAGATTAAGATTTTTAATTACGTATTGTTCTGGCTCTTTGCCTTCTGCTTCGTTAACAATAACTTTGATTACACTGCCCATTTCTGTCCAGTATAATTTAAATGTTTCTGGATCACGTAAGAATACTTGATCACCATATTTTAATGTATTACGTACAAGTTTAAATAGACGTTTGTTTAATTGATTTAGATTAACCCATTGTAGCAGTTGATCTTTAAGTAGTTTAACTTCGTTGTCTGTTGGTTTTTCTTTAAAGAATAAATCAAAGCCTGTGCCATTTTCTGTATTTGGCTGTGTGCAGAATTCTGCAATAATATCAAGAGCAGCATTAACTTCACTGTCCATGTCCATTTGTTCATACTGATTGTAACGCTCAGTACGATTTGGATGGCCAATATACACTTCGGGCAATTGGCTTTGATAGTTACGATAGCTCGGATCTGCAGAATTGTTAATTCCACTAATTGGACTTAGTTGTCCGCCAGTGTTTGCAGTTCGGAAGTGCTTTTTCCATGACATAGTTATATTCTCTTTACGATAGTGTATTTATAGCTTAATAGCTGTTCTGCAATATTCCTGACGATATAGCATTATTTTTTTGCATTGTAGTTAAAATACTTTGCAACAGAGTAATTTGTTGTTGTTCTGCTGGATTAGCAGTAGCAGAAGGTTTTTCCATAGCTTTTTTAAGTGCTTCAGCATTAGTAGCCGGTATACTATGTAATTTTGCCTGTTCAGCGGCTAACTGTTGTGCTGACACACTAGTCAACGGTTTAGGTGCAGTTGATTGAGTAGTTGCTCCGGTAGCAGCTGCTGCAACTGTGCTTGCAGCAGACTCGTCTTTCATAATGGCTTTGCCTAATTTCTCGCCACCTTCACTACCACCCCAGTATCCTAATGCTCCGCCTATTAGCCCGCCAACTACTGTACCCACTGGTCCTGCTACTAGTGTACCTAATGCGGCACCAGCTGTGGCACCACCCCAAGCTCCACCGGCGCCTAATGCGGCACTACCAACTATACCGCCTTCTTTTTCGCGTTTTTGACCTTTGGTTAATGTTGCATCATTTTCTGTATCGTAGATATCACTTGCGGCCATAGCAGTTCCAAATACTGCACCAGCAATACCACCAAATTTTCCAAACGTCTTTGCACTGCTAAGAGCAGATGATGCAGTAGGAGCTTTGGCAAATTTACCCGAGGCATCACGATAACGGCCATCTTTATCGTATCCACCTGCGCCTGGGCCGCCTATACCACCTGGCATACCTTTTAGTCCTTTAAGCAACGACGGACCTACTAGTTGCAACACTCCAAGAATTGGTGCCGCCAATGAAAGTAGTAAAGATTTCCACGGATTGTTTTCAACCATTGTAGCTAAACTATCTAATGATTCTACAGCTTTAAAGGCAGCTTCGTATGATGCTTGAAGAGCTGTACTAAATGAATCTAAATGGGTTAATGCAATTGCTTGCATTCTTACTGCCATTTCTTGTTGTTGTGCCATTAATTCAACAGCTACGCCGCCTGCGCCTTTTGCTCCTGCGGCTTGTTCAGCAGCTATTTTAGCTCTTTCTTCTTCGGATTTTGCAAAATTTGCTGAATATTGAGTTGCTCTTAAATTTATAGCACTTGCAGCTTGCGCATCGGCACTAGTTGCCATTGCCATGCCTTTATTTGCCATTGCAGCATCGTGGGTCGATTGCATAGTGTCTTTTTGTAATCGAGCTGTTTGTTCCGCAGACAGTGTGCCATCTTGTGCTGCTTTAAATGTTTTAGTATTAAACTCAGCAATGCCTCTATTAGTTGCTTGTGCTATAGCAAGGTCTTTACTAATAACACTACCGTAAATCATATTTTCACGGAATGCTCGTTGCTGATCAGCATTCATGTTCATCATCGCATCATTGATGCGTGCTTGTTCAGTAGCCGATTTGCCATCTAATATCTGTTGGAATGCTAATGTATCGTTATCTTGGCGAAGTTTTTCTTGCTTAGATTTTGTATCTTCTCCGGTTAGATCAGACAGCACTTTCATATTTTTTGCATATTCTTGAGTCTGTGCTGCTATTTGTTCGTTTGATGCATTTAGTCTTCTCGAAGGACCAGCCATAATAGCCATTGTTGTTGCATACGCATCGGCTTGTTCTTCTAAGCCCATGCCCAGAGCAAACATTCCGTTACGTGCTGCATCGCCGCCTTTTTGCATAGCAGCAGCCATACGTTTACTGCCTTCTGCTACTCCAAGACCCGATCTTGCAAAAGTATCTCTATTTTGAACAACTACTTTAGAAAACTGTTCTAATTTCATACCGGCACTTAATGCAGTATCGGTCATGCTGATCATACCACCACTATATACTGCTCCAACTGCTGACATCGATTGGAACCCAGCGATTAGTTCCTTAGTTTGTGCAAGCATAAACCCAATACCTGCTTTAGCTAGTTCGGATACTGTATTGCTCAATGCACCTAGTGCTTCACCTGCGATTGTGGCACCAATGCCAAATTTACCTACATTGCCGCCGGCACCAGCTGTTGCAGCACCAAACGATTTCAAAGCGTTTGCGCTACCTTGATTGGCAGTGTTAACTAGATCAACACCAGCAGTCATCATCGATGTAGCTACGTCAAATGAATCACCACCGCGTAGTGCTGTAGTAGTTGCACCTTTAAATGCATTAGCGGCACCAACAGTTAGTACCCCAGCCATGTTCCACATGCTGTCTTTTAATGCAGCGTGCGCTTTATTACGAGCATTCATTGCTTCGAGATCAGCTTTGGCATCAAGTAGAGCTTGCTTTTTACCTTGATCTGATGTTTTGTTAACTTGGTCTCTGAGGGTATTTAATTGGTCAGATAATTCCTCGGCACTGACTTCACCTTTGTTGATACTCTTTTTAAGAGCATCTATGGATTGTTTAATTTCAACCGACGATTTTTTGAATGCGACATTAAATTTCTCAACGCCGCCCGCTAACTCTAATATCTTTTTCTTGGCTTCAACCCCAGAGAGATTCATTTTTTTAGCAACATCTGCATAGATCTCCATTTGAGCTCGTGCTTTTTCTGATGCATTAGCAAGGGCTTCGATCCTCTGGTCTAATTCTTTTTCATCCATGGTTTTAACCTATAAATATAGTATATCAATTATATTTATAGGAATTAAACCATGGCTCAAATCAATAACGCAAATCCGTTGGCTAAACACTTTCGCCAACCTGCGCTGTATATCAAGTTAACCAGTGAAGGTCGGTTTTGGAAAGAAGGCTCATTGGAACTACCTGTAACAGGCGAACTTCCTGTATATCCAATGACCACTAGAGATGAAATTACACTACGCACACCAGATGCACTGATCAGTGGTACTAGTGTAGTCGATGTTATACAAAGTTGCTGTCCAAGTATTAAAAACGCTTGGGATATGCCCAGCGTTGATGTAGACACTACATTAATTGCTATCCGTATTGCTAGTTACGGTCCTACAATGGCTATCGGATCAACTTGCCCCGAGTGTGGAACAGAACACGATTATGATGTAGACTTAACTGCTACCTTAGGTTCCGTATCGATGCCAGATTATTCAAAAACTGTTGAACTACCCGATGGATTATCTGTTAGCCTTAAACCATTGACCTATGCTCAAATTAGCAAATCCGGTAACACTGTGTTTGAAGAAGAAAAGTTAATTCAAACACTGGCAGATCCAGATCTTGATGCCGAAGTTAGAAAAGTTAGATACACCGAACATATTAGTAAGATGGTTGAATTAAACATTGAAACTATAACTAATTGCACAGCAGCTATTACCACAGAAGACGGTGATATTGTAACAGACACAAAATTTATTAGAGAGTACTACACAAATTCTGAATCAACTGTGTTGCGTACAATACAACAGACAATTGAAGAATTAGCTAAGGCAATTAGTATTAAACCAGTTGATGTAGTATGTACTGAATGTTCAAAAGAATTTAAATTAGCCATTGATTTCGACTACGCAAGTTTTTTCGCTCGCGGCTTTTGACCTTAGATAACGATGCTATCGTAGAATTGCTTGATTCCTACGATAAAGAGTCAAAAGCCTTTAGAGAAGAAGCGTTACGTATGTGTTGGTATATGCGTGGTGGTTTAAGTTACGAAGATGCAATGTTTTTAACACAGCAAGAAAGAGATATTATCGGAAAGATTATTAAAGATAATATGGAAACGACCCAAAAAAGTGGCCTCCCGTTTTTTTAATATTAAAGCACATTTATTGTGCTTTTTTATTGACTATGATATACGTAAGCTAAGGTCATTATAAGAGCAAAAGACAATTAACTACATTTAAAGAATGTCTAAAGACATTCGCATTTCGCTTGCGCTCATGCCTTTTCTTCTAATCTAATTAATCTAATTTACTTTGATATGTACTGTAATGCTTTTGACTTTAGAACTGCTTCATCCAGATTATAGTCATACTTCACCCATTACAGGCAAAGTAAAAC